AGCCACTTGGCTAGGTATAATAGGGAAGCGGTAGAAGTGGCAAAGAAGAAACAAAGTATCACCTGGACAAACGAGCGGCGCAAACTTGCCGACCTGATACCGTGGGAACACAACCCGCGCACGATCAAGCAGAAGCAAGCCGAACGCCTGGTCGATAGCGTGGAAACGTTCGGGCAAGTGGAGACGCTGGCGTACTCGTGTATTACACTGGTGAAATACTTGATTTTTAGCCTAACCTATGCTATAATGAGTCTTGCCAAGACACGCCGCTACTGTGGTATAATTGTTTGTTGCGCCCTAGGTGCAGTCTACGCGTGTCTTGGCAGACCTTCGCTTTAGACTGTCCACCTGGGGCTATTTTATTTCTTGAAAGGTCTGCCAACCTATGTGCGATGTTATCTATACTGCGTGTGTTGACTGTGGAAAGGCAAAGAGTACAAAGAAAGCGCAGAAAGCGCCAAGATGTTTGTCTTGCAAGAACAGGGCTGTAGCCAAACATGAAGTTTACTATGCCTGTCCAGATTGCGGTAGTGCCAAGAAGGATAGGGGGCGCAGTGATCGTGTTTATTGTAGATCGTGCGCAAGCAAGAGGCGGTGGCAATCTAAAGAGTTTCGTGAAAAGATAGAGGTGGCGTTCCAGAGCGAAAAGTATCGGGTGGAAAGACTTGACACATTGAGACTTGTGTTTTCTACGCCAGAGTCAAAGAAAAAGCGATCTGCCGCAATGAAGCTAACATGGGATAATGAACGCAGAGAGCGGTATTCCATGTTAGCGTCAGCGAATAGTCGAGAGTATTGGCGAAAAGTCTATGGCGTAGAACGATGGGAAGATATACCGAAAGAGTATGATTCTGGATTTAACGAGAAAATGAGAACACTGATCAGGGAGCGTCATAATAATAAGTGCGCATTGTGTGGTGGCGTGGAAATCAATAATGGGCTTGATGTACATCATATTGATTACGATAAGCAGAACTCTGCACCGTTTAACCTGATCGCGCTTTGTCATGGGTGCCACACTCGCACCAACCACAGACGCAAGTTCTGGCAGGAGTTGTTCACAACATACATGCAGAATGTACCTTTTGAAATGATGTCATATGTAAGGGCCGTAATGTAATGGCGAAAATTAAGAACATTGCAGATTTGAAACCGGATAAAAAGAACGCCAACAAGGGTACGCAGCGCGGGCGCGGCATGGTGGAAGCATCATTGCGTGAGACAGGCGCGGGGCGTTCCATCGTGGTGGATAAGGATGGGCGTATAATCGCCGGCAATAAAACGTTAGAGGCATGGGCAGACATTGCCGGTGCTGACGATGTGGTGATCGTGCCGACTGATGGCACAAAGCTGGTAGTTGTGCAGCGCCAAGACCTTGACCTAAACGATGACACCGGCATGGCGCGCAAGTTGGCGATTTATGACAATCGCGCCGGAGAAATTGGGCTTGAGTGGGATCTAGAGGAACTTTCAGCGTCAATGCAGAACGGGCTAGACCTGTCACCGTTTTGGAATGATGACGAGATGAAAGAGTTGTTCACCGGCTTTGACACCATTGCCGATGATCCACCCGCCGAAGTCGCCGCCCAAGTGGACAGAGCCGAGGAACTTGGCGCAAAGTGGGCAACGGCAGAGGGCCAAATCTGGCGCATTGGTGAACACTTCGTCATTTGCGGTGATTGCCGCGAGCCTGCCACATGGCAACGACTATTGCAGGCTGCCAACGTTGATAAAGTCAACGGCGTATTCACGTCGCCACCCTACGCTATGCAGCGCAAAGACCAGTATGGTGGCGTGCCAACAAGCGAATATGTTGACTGGTGGGAAGCGTTGCAAGCTAACGTCAAGGCGAATCTGGCGCAGGATGGTAGCTTCTTTGTCAACATCAAAGCGCACTGTGAAGACGGGCAACGGGTACTGTACTGCATGGATCTGGTTTGCGCGATGGTCAGGCAGTGGGGGTGGCGCTTTGTGGATGAGTTGATATGGCACAATACAGCGCCCGCTCCTGGTCATTGGGATGAACGTTTCAAGAATGGTTTTGAACCTGTCTATCAATTCTCTCTCGGTAAATCAAAACTGAATCACGATAATGTATCAGAAGTTAAAAATACGGCTTGGTCGGGTGACGGCGGAATGAATCACACAGCTTACGGTAAAAAGGCGGGCAAGGGAGAAACCTTTGAAGGAATGGTTAGGCCGTCCAACGTGTTTTCATGCGCCGGTTCAAGCGGTGAGACACTTGGTCATTCAGCCGCCTTTCCCGTCGCCCTACCCGATTTCTTCGTCCGTGCTTACTCCGATCCCGGCGACGTGTGGGTAGATCCATTTCTTGGCAGTGGCACTACAATTTGCGCAGCGCACAACAACAAGCGGCGCGGGCTGGGCAGCGAGAAGTTGCCAAAGTATTTGGGCGTTATTTTGGAACGCTTGCAAGAAGTCGTAGGCGTTAAACCTGAGTTGATTTAGTATGGCAGCACGAAAACGAACACCATTCCAGCGCGAGGAAGACCTTGTCCAGATCACGCGCTTATACCTGCAAGGCCGCACGCAACGCGATATTGCCGAGGTGGTTGGCGTGTCACAGGGGCAAGTCAATCACGACTTGAAGCTGATCCAAACCCGTTGGCGTGAATCGTCCATTATGGACATGAATGAGGCAAAGCAGCGCGAGTTGGAGCGCTTGGACATTTTAGAGCGGGAATATTGGGCCGCATGGGAGCAGTCGAAAAACGAACGCACCAGGGCGCGCCAGGAGAGCGACGGCAAAAGCAGAGACGGCAAGCCCAACGTTGTCAGGGCGACAATGGAGAGAGAGCAGCGCGACGGCAACCCCGCCTTTCTCGCTGGCGTGATGTCGTGCATCGAGCGCCGGTGCAAGCTGCTGGGGTTGGATGCGCCAGCAAAAGCGGAGTTGACCGGCAAGGATGGGGGAGCGCTAACCGTGCGGATTATTTATGATGACACAGACATTGACACTAACGCTACCCAAGCGCTTACCCTGGCAGCAACAGGTAGTGCGTGAGTCTAAACGCTTCAATACGGTGTGCATCGGGCGACGTGCGGGTAAGACAACGTTGGGCATTGATCGCTGCGCTACCAAAGAGACGTTAGGTTATCCGGTGGCGTGGCTTTCACCAACTTATCGCATGTTGACAGAGATATGGCGCGAAGCTAACCGCATCTTCGCGCCCATCACCGTTAGGCGTAGCGCTCAAGATCATCGGCTGGAATTCGTGACCGGTGGCGTGTTGGAATTTTGGAGCCTAGATAATCCCGATGTAGCCCGTGGGCGCAAGTACAGGCGCGTCGTAGTCGATGAAGCGGCCATGATTCCCACACTAATGGATACGTGGAATTATGTATTGCGCCCAACATTGACAGATTACGGCGGCGATGCTTATTTTCTCAGTACACCGAAGGGGCGCAACGGCTTTTGGCAGATGTGGCAATGGGGCGTAGACCCACTACAAAGCGAATGGTCGGCGTGGCAGATGTCTAGCTATGTCAACGACAAGATTGACAGTGGTGAGTTTGACGCCATGAAAGAGGCATTGCCCGAAATGGCATATAGACAGGAGATTCTTGCGCAGTTCCTAGAGGGACAAGGCGCTGTCTTCCGCAATATCAAAGCCTGCATGAATGCGCCAGCCACCACACCGGAAGCGCACCAGGGGCACGCGTTGATCGCCGGCATTGATTGGGGCAAGCAGAACGACTTTACCTGTATCTCTATTGGTTGCCGTGAGTGCCGGGTGGAAGTGGCAAGAGATCGGTTTAATCAGATTGACTACGTTTTTCAGCGTGACCGGCTGAAAGCGATTCATGAGAAGTGGAAACCGGCGGCTATCCTTTGCGAGTTGAACAGCATCGGGCAGCCTAACTTTGAGATGCTGCAACGCGATGGGTTGCCAGTACATGGCTTTACCACTACCGCGGCAACCAAGCCGCCACTTATCGAAAACATGGCGCTGGCGTTCGAGCGTGCGGAATGGCAGTTCCAGCAGGATAACGTGTGGACAATGGAACTAGAGGCATTTGAACGCACGGTATCATCGACAACCGGCAGAAGTAGTTACAGCGCACCGGACGGTGCGCATGATGATACGGTGATTGCCAGGGCGTTGATGCTGTGGCAGGCAAATAACATGTTTACCGCCGGCACATGGGGAACCAGGAAAAACAAATGAGCAAACGCAACAACCGACACAATCACCGCCAACCGACAGCGCCGCTAACCAACAACGTGCGCAGTATCCGCGCACAGCGCTCCATGCTTGACAACAGCATGGCCGCCGGTTATCTTGGCAAACAATTTGAAGGGGATCGGGATTACTACGAAAAGCTGGGCTATCCCAAAGATTTGCTCTTTGAACACTTCCTTGCCAAGTACATGCGCGAGGACATCGCTGCCCGCATTATCGACTTCCCAGCAGAGGAAACTTGGGGCGATGGCGTCACCATCATTGACGGCAGCGAAGATGAAGCGGTTGATGATTCGCCATTTTCGGTAGAGTTTGCGGCGCTATCTGAACGTCTACGCCTAGCGCATTACTGCGAACGGGTTGATAAGATTACCGGCGTTGGGCGCTACGGTGCATTGCTTATCGGTGTGGCAGGCGATGCGCCGTTGTCGGCTCCGGTGGAACGGCTGAATAGCGCCGCTGATGTGCTATATTTGCGGCCATTCGCTGAGATTAACGCCGACATTCACTCGTTTGTCAATGACGCCACCGACGCCCGTTATGGGCTACCGGCGCTTTACAATGTCACCATGATGGCCGGGACGACGGGGGCTGGCACAACCACCATGCAAGTGCATTGGAGTCGGATTATCCACGTTGCCGAAAACCTGCTCGACAATGAGGTGTACGGCATTCCACGCTTGCAACGTGTCTACAACCGGCTTGACGACATTATGAAGAGCGTCGGCGGTAGCGCTGAGGCAACGTGGAAGCTCATGCGTAAAGGTGGCATTTTCAGGCTTGCACCTGACGCACGCCTGTCACCAGAGGAAGAAACGGCGTTTGAGGAACAGATCGATGAAATGGATCACGGTCTACGGCGCTACCTGCAATTGCGTGGCATCGACTACCAGGATCTGGGCAGCGAAGTCGTAGACCCAACCGGCAACGTGGATTTGATTCTCTCGCTTATTAGCGGTGCAACCGGCATTCCCAAGCGCATTCTGATTGGCAGCGAACGGGGCGAACTTGCAAGCAGTCAGGACGAACGCAACTGGGCCAAACGGGTTGCCAAGCGCCAGCGCAACTGGGCTGATCCGACCGTCTTGCGCCCACTGGTTGATCGGCTCATTCGTTGGGGCGCCTTGCCCGCGCCATCCACCGGACGCTATCACGCCAAATGGTGGCCGTTGGCCGAAACCACGGCACTGGAACAGATGGAACTGGCACAAGGCTATTCACAGGTCATCGAACGCATGGCCCAGCCGGGAATCGAACAAGTGGTCGATGTGCCAAAGTTCGTCAAATTCTACGTGCCGGATTTGCCGAGTGATGCTGTGGTTGATGAGGTGGAATTGCTGGACGAGGAACTTGGCAAAACCGACGACGATGATACCGAAAGCGTGACCGCCAACATGCTATGGAGTGTTGCCCATGCCCACCGCTAACGAGCCACGGAGCGTTGACCCGACCCGCACGTCGGTGCTACGCAAACGTTACCGCCAGCACTACCGGCGCATGTGGCAGCGCGTCAATGCTGCCATCAATGAGTACATCGACACTGTGGATTTTAGCCGTCCATTGGCACAACGCACGGTGGAATTTAACCGTTTTGTTGACGCCTTGCTACAGCAGGAGTTTGGCCGAACGGAGAGAGACCGAGAGCGCGGTGTCCGTGCAATGGCAACAGTGGCGTACATGCGGGGCGTAGCTCAGGCTAACACCGAAGTGGAAGAAGCCATGCCGACGCCACAGCAGGCGGTGATGCGGGCGGATCACAATGATGCTATTGCGGCGCTTATCCTGCTCCTGTCCACACAGTTGATGACGGTGCGGTTGGGGCTGACGGGGCAACTGCTCGACCGCTACCAACGCGCCAACAATGCCGCCGAAGCTAAGGCCACCATTCGTGACCGCATTCAAAAGGCAGGCCGCACGCCAACGGATGGTATCGCCGCCGACGGCGTGGTGCGTGGCTACAATGAAGCGCTACTGAATGTGTATGAAAATGCTGGCGATCAATTCGTTGGTGTGATTGACGAGAAGACTTTTTGGCAGACCGCAGAGGATAACGGTGTATGTTTCCATTGCCACCGGATGTCGCAGGAGCGAGACAACGGCTATGGCCCCGGCATTTACACGCTCGCGCAGGCGCGCGGCCTGATCCCCGCTCACCCGCGTTGCCGTTGCCGCTGGCGGCGATTGCCAGCGAACACAGAACGCAGTCAGGGCCGCACGGTGTCTGCCACATCGTCAAGGTACGGACAATGGGACGTTCCGCAAGAGATTGGCCCAGATCCACATTTGCGCCGGTATACTGGTGGCGGACGGAAGTCAGTTGGGAGCGCATAGATAGGCGGGAAGATGCAAAACAAGCAAAATAGTGCGGCTAGCCGGCGCAAGCTTACATTCCGCATTGAATATTGTGATTGTTGGTACAAGACCAAGAGGTGTATGGATATGTCGAAATTGACGCAGAGAGAAAAAGAGGTTGTCAATCTGCTGGCGCAAGGCAAGCCGCAACGCCAGATTGCCGATCAACTTGTCATCAGTCGATACACCGTTTATAACCACATCAAGAACATCAAAGCCAAAACGGGCGTAACTTCCACTTTTGAATTGGCGGTCAACACGCACCGTCAGCCATCTGGCTAAAAATAGCCACTTTTAGGCATATACAGCACAAAAAGACTCGCTACAATAATCGTAGCGAGTCTTTTTGTTTTTGGGATTAAATACATGCCGAGCTATACCTACAACGGGGTGACAGTCACAGCGACGGGGCGAAGAACCTCAACCCGTGACGACAAAAAGTATATGCGGACTGTCACGAAGGATGGCAAAGATTACCTCGTCCACTACGGCGATCCTGACATGGAAATGAAGCGAGACGATCCCGACCGACGCAAGGCATTTTTGGAGCGCCATAGCTGTAGCACGAAGAAAGACCCGTTAGCGCCTGGTTTCTGGGCGTGTCTCGATTGGCAGCGAACCGATGAGGGTGCAACCGTGAACGAACAAGACAACGAAGCACAACCCGCCAACAACGCCACCCTGTTTACCGTGCCAGAGGGCGCGCAGTTTAACGGCGCAATCGTGGCGCTGTTCCCCTCACCCGAATTGGCGCAACAAATTGCGGCCATGCCTGGTGTGCAGATGACCGCCGACGCCTTGCACGTTACCCTGGCCTATTTGGGTAAAGTGGACAGCTTGACCGATGCACAACTGGCAAACGCCATTGTGGCAGCGCAACAGATTGCGCGCGACTTCGGAAAGTTGACCGGCGCGATTAATGGCATGGGCCGCTTTAATGCAAGCCAATCTTCCGACGGCAAAGACGTGATCTACGCCGTGGTTGATGTGCCTGGACTTGAGCGGCTGCGCGAGGCGGTTGTGCAGCGTCTGCGTTACGCCGATGTGCCGGTGTCGATGAACCACGGATTTACGCCACACATGACACTCAGTGAGGTTGAGCCGGGGACTGAATCGCCTATCAGCATGATCCCCACTATGCCGCTTGAATTTGGTTCTATCAGCGTGTCGGTCGCCACCAGACAGGTTGATTTTCCACTAGCTGGCGACGGCTACATGCGCGCTAACGCCGCCCCGCCGTGGCCTGGCGACCGCACAGCCATCGCAGCTAATGCCGATTGTGGGTGCAACACCGTGCAGTTGACCACCAACGCCACGGCGGGGACAGTCAAGGAGGTCACGCGCAAAGGCACGCGTTATCTGGTAGCGCCGACGGTGGCCCTTCGCTCTGGCGTGCTAAATGGTGAGTTTGTGCCGGCTGACGAGGTGGCAAAATACGCCGACGCCTGGAACGGGCGCCCTGTGCCGTTGGGCCACCCAAAGCAGGACGGGCAAGCGATCAGCGCCAACAGCATGGATCTGTGGGATAAAACCCCGGCTATGTTCTGGGGCGCAACGGTGGACGGCGACGCGCTCAAAGGTGAATTTTGGGTTGACATTGCTAAGGCCGAAAAACTTGGCGGAGAAGCGACGCTACTATTGCAGCGCCTGCGCAACAACGAAGCCATCGACGTGTCAACCGGCTATTTCCGCGACTTTATCGAATCGCCTGGGACGCATGACGGCAAAGCATACACCGGCATTGCGCGTAACCTACGGCCCGATCATATCGCAATTCTCTTAAACGAAACCGGCGCGTGTAGCTGGGCGGATGGGTGCGGGGTTCCTCGCATCAACGAAGCCAAAGCCGCAGAGAACGCCAGTCAATCTTTTCTTAGCGCATTGGTGCGCAATGTTATCAATTCACTTGGAGGTAAAAAAGTGGATCGAACCAAGATTATTGAAGGGCTTGCAGCCAATGCGCAATGCAAATGCAGCAAGCAGCAATTGGAAGCGATGGATGATGCAACGCTGACCGCGTTCGCCAGTTCATTGCAGCCAGTTGTCAATGAGGAAGCGCCCGCCGTTGAACCGGCGCCGGTGGAAGTGGTCAAAGAGGTTGTGCCGGCTGAACTGGCACAACTGGCGAAGGTCGTCGCTGACTTTGGCGGTATTGACAAGTTGACGGCGGCGCTGTCCGGCGTGGTTGCCAACGCCGACAAGGAGCGCGCCGATCTGGTTGCTGGTCTGGTTGCCAACGAACGCAACACACTCAGTGAGGCTGAACTGAAAGCCATGCCGGTGGAAACGTTGCGCAAGTTGACAAGCGCCTTCGCGGCCCGTTTCTATGTCGGTAGCGGCAATGTGGCGACCAACGCCACTGAGGAACCGCGCTACACCACGATGGCGATGCCGCTTGTCTTTCCGAAAAAGGAGGCCAAATAATGGCTAGTTCGACTTACAACACGATTGTCATTCGCTCCAACAATGCCGACAACATCGTGCAACGTGTGCGCGAAGCCAGAGCCGCCAGTGCGATTACGCCGGGGATGCTCTGCGAGCTTACCACCAGTGGCACGATTCAGGCGCATAGCACCGAAGGCGGGGTCGCCAAGGGACGCCTGGTTGCGCTCGAAAACGAGTTCAGCGACCACGGCACAGGCCGCGCCATCGACCACGCCTATGCTACTGGCGAAACCGTGCGCTATATCCACGCCATCCCTGGCGATCAACTGAACATGATCGTTGAGGATGCCGCCACCATCACCATCGGTGACGCGCTAGAGAGCAACGGTGCTGGCCTCCTGCAAGAGGAATCGCCCGGCACCAGCACTTTGTCGGACGGGATCATCGGCTACGCGGCTAACGCTGTCACCACCAGTGGCGGTACGGCTCGCGTCCTCGTGGATATTGCATCATAAAGGAGCTTGTAACAATGTCGGAATTACAGATCGTTAGCGCCTCGTCTGGCGAGGCTGCCAAGATCCTCGGCAATGGGGCGCGGCCTATTATCAACGAGAAGACCGGCCAACCGCTGTTCGACCAGCGCACCGGCCAGTTGCAGATCATGACCAGCCGCGGCTTGGTAGTCAACAGCGCGTTGCGCAAAGACGAATGGGAAGAACTCGACGGGGCCATCGTGCAGGCCGCGGTTGCCCCGCTCAACATGACCCAGCGCATGATTACCGCTGGCTTGACCCGTCCGTTGGGTGGACTTGGCACGCTGATTGCGCAGTACAACCAGATCAGCGAAATGACTGCTGCAAACGTGAGCCTTTCCGGGAACGCCAGCGGCCAAAAGGATCGGGTTGATTACGACCTGGTCGGCGTGCCTGTGCCGGTCATCTTCAAGGAGTTTGAGTTGAACCAGCGCTACCTGGAAGCTTCCCGCCGGTTGGGTGACAGCATCGACACCGCCAACGGTGCGGCTGCTGCCCGCGTGGTTGGCGAAAAGGTCGAGGATCTGCTGATCAATGGTGACACGAGTGTCAACCTGAACGGTAACACCATTCATGGATTGACTAGTCACCCCGACCGCAATACCAACACCGCCACGGCGCTTGGCGGTGGCGACTTCGCTACCATCAGCAACATCATGCCGACATTCAGCGGCATCTTGTCCGAACTCAAGGCCGACAACTACCGTGGCCCTTACGGCGTATTCGTGGCCGATACCCAATACGATCAAATGGCGTTCAATGTCTACTCTGACGGCAGTGGGCAAAGTGCGCTGAATCGCGTACTGCAAATCCCGTCGATTCAGTTCATCGACTCGTCCGCTTGGTTGGATGCCGGTGAAATTGTTGTTGTCAATCTGAGCCGCGACGTGGTGGAACTGGCCTACGTCCAACAGTATTGGCCGATCACCAATCTGGAATGGACAAGTGGCGACGGGATGCAAAGCAATTTTAAGGTGATGACCGTGTTCGCGCCGATGGTCAAAAGCGACTACAGCGGTCGATCCGGCGTGTTCCACTGCACCGGCGCTTAATAGGAGGCTGACATGGCAGTACGAACAACGGCTGTGCTGAAAAGCCAGTTTCTAGGCAGAGATCCGGTGGATCATAACACCGACGTGGTCGATACTTTGTCGGCGTTGCTCAGTGGTTTGAAGTTTATCACGGTTGACGGGCGCAGCGGCCCTGGCGCCATCACGGCGACCGGTGCCGCTGTGGGCGATACGGTGGTTGGCGTTGCCGGCCTGACCGCTGGTGCGTTGGGCGCGGCTGACGCTTCGTTCGAGGGCACAATTACGGTGCTGAACCAGATTCAGCAGTCGAGCGCCAGCAATCTAAGCGCCAACGATTACCTGGTGGTTTTGGCTAGTTTGGCATAGGTGGATTATGGCACTGTACCGAGTACGACCGGGTTTTGAGCATGGCACGCGTGGCTGCTACAAAGCCGGGGACATCGTTGAACACACACCGGAAGAGGCGGCAGGTTTTGCCGACAAGTTGGAGTTGGTGGAAGTCGAACCGGCTCCAACTATCAAGCAACCGACTGACGCGCCGGTGGAAGTAGTGCCAGTTGTCGAGCAACCATTCGATGTGACCGGCTCCACGGTGGCTGCGGTTCTGGCCGCCGTGGAAACAGGCGCAATCACAGCGACTGATGCGCTGGTAATTGAGACGGCCAACCGCAATCGAGCAACGCTTGTTAAGGCTTTGCAGGAGTTGATCAGTGGCGCTGACGGCGAGTGATTTGATCTATCCCAATGGCGATCTACTGCCTTCCATGTTCCCCGATGGTGACATTAACACCGCCGTCGGGGTATGGTTGGCAGATGCCGTTGGCAAGACTGCCAGCGAATCGGCGCAACGCCACTGGATATATCATCGCGCCTATACCGTGATTGCCAACCGCATCGCATCCACGCCGTCAAACGAAAGCTCATTCGACAATCACACTGTCGCTTGGTCTGATAATCGTGTGTCGGCTTTTGAAGAAAAGGCGACAAAGCATCTAGCCGAGTATGGCCGTATCAGCGGTGACGACACCATGAGCAGCACACGACCGGCATCACTGAGGGTGTATTGATGGAATCGCTTTGGAACGCACTTGACGATTACCTGGCGACGCAGTTGCTTGCGGCGCTGGGCAGCGCTGGCAGCTATGCAACGCTGAGGATTACACAGGTTGACAAGCTGGCTCAGGTTGACGTGCAGGACTGGACAAAGAGTTACGTAGCGCCTTTTCAGATTGTAATGTCGTTTCAGTCGCGCGCCGTGGCCGCCGGTCATGATGGCAGCAGCACGATAAAGCGTGATGTTGAATATTCGGTTGTTGTGATCAGCGTCTGTGAAGGCACGCCAGCAGACGCCACCAGGGATGCCAAGATTTTAGTGCATCGCACCGAGAAGTTATTGGCTACACTCAACTTTGCCGGGGTTGCGGCGACCGATGGATCGCTGTTGCGGGGGCGTCCACGAGGTAACAACAGTATGTTTGCCAGCGTTGTCGAGCTATTCCCGCACCCTAGTCAGAATCGGGCAAACCTGCGGTATGGCGTTGGCACAACAGCATTTTCCATACAGGGATTAACAGTATGACCAGACAGCAAGCTTTGGATTATATCACTACCACGCATGGCGAGGCATTGCAGGATGCGGGCGTTGAATTGACCGATACGCCGCAGAACCTGTTTTACGTGCTGTGGGACGTCATGATCTACGAAAGCGCCGGCGATGAAGCGCAAGAGGCTGAGGCGGATCGCAAAGTGGCGCGGTTGATTGCCGATAAAACGGCGGGGAGTTAATAAATGTCGGCAACATCGGAAGCCAATAGTTTAGGGTCATTTTTTGCCGTTGGCGTGCAGAGCGCTAAAGGCACGGCGGCTACAACGCTGTATCGGTTGATTGCAACCGAGAGCAGTCTCGCGCCAGAATTTGAATACCGTGACACGCGGCTAGAACATCCTAGCGCCGGCGGGACAACCTCGTGGGCGCGGGCGCACGCTGACCAGGTAACAGGCTATATCGGGCGTGCAACGGTCACGTTCCCATTGCGGCCAAAAGGGATCGTGCCGGTATTGCAGGCCACTGGCTACCAAGTGGCGACCGCGGGGAGCGCCACGCTAGGCTACACGCACACGTTGACGCAGGGGACAGACACCGCTCACAAGTGGGTGACGGCCATGTGGGAGGTTGAGGACAGCGACGGCGCCTATTACGTCCGTGCTGTCGATGGCCGCTGTACATCGTTGTCCATCAGCGTTAGCACTGACGAAATCATGTGTACCGCCGAGTTTGGCTTTTTGACATTGGCGGCATTTTCCGGCACACAACCAACGTATGTGACCGAACAAGCTGACGAGATCGTACCTTGGATTGGCGCACGTACTGATATTGACATTGGCGGCTACACCGTAATCGAGGTCATCCGCGCCGCCGAATTCACATTCACCAACGCGTTACGTGAGGATGACAAAGCGCTTTGGTCGCAAGCCCGCGTCAATATGCAACGCCAGTCGATTGACATTCAGGCGTCATTCAGCGAAATCAACGCCAGTGATTCCATTTACGAATCATTGTATTACGGCGCTGACGCGGGGACGACCGTGGCGACGGGGCCGATACGGGGCAATATCGACGTTGAATGGCGTAGCGCCGACAACATCAGTGGCACATCGCCGTTGATCCCGTTTGAGTTCCAGTTCATTGCGCCGTCCGTCCAGTGGCAGCCGGGGGACGCACCGAGCGCCAGCGGTGACGATCTGATCACCATGAGCGCGGATGGCTACGTGCTGGGTGACGTGGCGACGCCATCCACCATTAAAGTTATCAACAATGTGGCGACCTACTAATCATGAATCTCAATAACTGGCAACGCACTGAGCCGGTAAGCCTGTTTGTCTCCGATGGCGAGATGGAGCAGGAATACCGGTTGACCTTTGGCACTTGCAGTAACTTTGATATTGGCCTATTCAATCGTCGCCGCGGGCGTGTGTTTGAGTCCATGCGCACCACCTACGGCGACGACTGGATCAAAAACGACGAAGCCATTGTCATGCAAGGCGTGATGATTGCTCATGCGATGGTGATGGCGGCGCTCAAGCGGGTGGAAGTCAAGGATGGCGACGCCTGGACGGAAACCAAGCTGCCCGACGCCTGGTATGATGCTGAACGCTTTGCGCGTGAGGTTCCCGCCGGCATGATGGACGTGCTGACCGATGCCGTGATCGATGCTGGCAATCCTGCACGCCTGTTCTCGTTTATCCCCAGCGGAGACGAGGAAAAAAAAGTGCTGCGGCTGACCGTGCAGCCGTCAAAGAACTAGCGAAGGCTATTGTCGCGGCGGAAGCGGCGGCGAAGGAAGATAAGCCGAAGCGCCCACCGTCGCCGGCAGAGTTACGGGCAAAGGCGAAAGAGGAAGAGTTTGACGGCTTATGCGATCCAGACTTTATCGAAACCGTTTATGTACCCTGGTATGTTCTCGGCGGTGAGCAGCGAGGATTCTCGTACACTGAAATCGTGTCTATGCCACCCGCGCACAGACACGATTTTCTGTATGTCAATCGGGTAATCGGTGACGAGCGAGACAAGGCGAAGAAGGCCAAACCGGTGAAACCGAAGGGGCGGCGGTAGACATGTTCACCTTAACCACAAACGCAAAATTTGACGAGCTTGAACGCCTGATCGGCAAAATCGCCCGTCCCGGCGCCGGTGAGACACGGAAAATCGCTGATGGTATCCGGCAAGAGTTTCAGCGGAATTTTAGCACCGAAGGGCGCGCGTCCGGCGACCCGTGGAAGCAGTTACACCCCGTAACCGTTGCTACTCGCACAAAATTAGGCTGGCCCAGTCGTCGCCCAATCTTGGTGCGCACCGGCAAATATCGCGCCAGCTTCGTGCAGCGTGGCGGCCAGCACATCGAGTCAATCACCACAGGCGGCGCGGGATTACAAATTGACGTTGGTAGCCAGTTAGCGAACCGTATCCACGAGCGCGGCGGCGTGACAAGCATTCCGAGTTTACAGGAGGGGCGTAGCGGATGGATGCACGTTGGCGGCGCTCGCAGTGTGTTTGTACCGCAACGCTCTGTCTTGAATCTGGGCGACGAACAGGAAGCGCGATTGGCGCGCATGGTTGACTTTGTAATTGAGCAAATCGAACGCCGGGAATGGCGGTAACTATTTCCTGGTTAGCGGATTAGGGCGCGGTGCTGGTGGCTCTGTTGACTCGACCTTGGCGATGATGGCTTTTGGCGCATCGCTGGTGCGTTCGGCAGCAATGGCCTGGAGTAGTTCAGTTTGGCGCTTGAGCAAGTCAACGATTTCGCCAATGCGAAAATACCAGAGAACTATTTCACGCAGGACGACAAAGGCGAATCCGGCCAAAAGCAGTACGACGCCTGTAATAATCAGGCCACTAGATGAATCCATAGCGGTTTCCTTTCGTTTTTATTGATTACGCTAATTTTAGTTTGCCACCCCATTAGTTTTTTGTCAACTGAGATCAACTATGCCTAGCAGAGAGCTAATATATCGCGTTTCGGTTCAGACGAGTGACGCGAAGCGTCAAGCGCAAAACATGCGGTCTGTGTTTGAGGCCGAACTGCGCCAAATCAATGTCGGCAAACTCGACACCTCTGGACTAAAGGCGGCACAGGGGCAAGCCAAGTTGTTTGCGGCGGAAATGGAACGTGCCGTCAAGGCTGGCGATCTGGGACAACTCGATACCTCCGGCATTCAGCGGGCGGTTAGCGAAGCGCAAGCGTTGCGCACGGCATTTGAGCAGGCGGGCAACGCCGCGGCAAACGTTCGGCCACCAT